CACTCGAGAACGCCTGTTCAGGCCATGAGAGACTGCTACGATCAAAAACCTGAGCTGTTCAACAGAAAACCCCTTGCTTCGGCAGAGGGTAAGTCAGCATCTAATCGTCCGGGATGCGACAGCTAACCACCAAACCCGGCACGAGGAACACCAAGACCATGAAGCCAACCGCCAGAACGTCCAACGCCGCCATGATGACGCCAAGGGCGGCCCAGCAACCGCCGAGGATTCTTAAAACTTTTGACACGGCACCCCTCCCATGAGTATCGACGCTTACAAAATTGCCATCCAGATTGCGTTGACGGAAAACGTCACCCGCGGTCTGCGCGCCCTGTCAGGCCAGTTTACCAAGGTCAACGCCGATGCGGAAGGGCTGCACAAGAGGATGGAGCGCATCAGCAGCCTGCGGATGCGGGGGCTGGAAATGCTCGGGATGGGCCACGCTGGGTTCAAGCTCCTCGAGGGGTCTCTGGACAAGGCGATGGAGTACGAGCGCCATGTTGCGCAGATGCGCCAGATGGGCCTGGGCGACGCGCAGATTGCCGACGCCAAGAAGTTCGTGCGGGCCACCGACATCATCAACACCTCGGTGCTCGACCGGATGCGGATTTTTACCGAAGCCCAGGGGTCGTTCCGCGAATCGGGCATGGATGGCGCGCACGCGCTGGCGGCGGCTAAAGAGATGATGCCCATTCTGGCAACCTACGAGGTGGCCAGTAGCACGTTGAGCGGCGACAAGCGCCATGCCGCCGATATGCAGATGCGCAGCCTCAACAAGATCGTTGAAATCGGCGGCGGCATCGGCAATACAGAGCGCGCCAAAGATATCGTCGATGGCGTTTTCAAGTCGGTCCAGTCCAGCGGAAAAATGGTCGACGAGGGCCAACTCAAGGATTTTTTCACGCACGGCAGCAGCGCCACCAACCAGCAGAACCTGCGCACCATATTTGCCGGTCTGGAGCCGGTTATCGGCGAGTTCAGCGGCAGCACCGTGGGCACCGGCCTGAATACCGCCTACATACGCATGAACGGGATGCTGGCCAAGCTGCCCAAATTGGCCATGCATGAAATGCAGCGTCTGGGCCTGGCCGACGCCACGGGCAAGAAACAAACGGTGGATCTGATGCATCTGCAAGCCACCGATCTGCCGGCTTATGTGAAAGAAATCGAAGCGCGGTATGCCAAGGCGGGGATCACCAGCCGGGTGGACATGGAGCGCGAAAACGCCATCCTGTTCGGCAGGAAAGGCGCGCAGATCATCAACAAGATCATGTCGCAGATGCCCGTAATTGAAGCCTCGCTGGCGGCCTACGACCAAAGCAAGGGCGCATCCGAAACGGCGGGCAACCCGCAAAACAAGGCGCTGCTGGCGCGGCAGAATTTCGAGAAAAAATGGGAAAACCTGCAACTGGTACTGGCGCAAGATGGCGGTTTGATTGACTTGGCAACCAGGGGATTTACGTTGCTGGGCGATGCGATCGAGAAAACCACCAAGGCCGTTCACGCGCACCCCGAACTTGCCAAGATGGCCGTTGGAATGGTCACACTCTTTTCGGGGTTAATGTTTGCCCGTGGATTGCTCATGCTGGCGCGGATGGCGGTTCTGAGCGTTGTCAACTCTATTGTGAGCTTTCGCAACGCCATGCTCTGGCTCAACACCGCGCGCCGGTTCAACCCGGACGTTGGCCCCTGGTTCAAGCGGCTGGCGGCTCTTGTGGGGCGTGGCTTTTCCATTGTCAAGCGCGCGGTGATCGGCCCGCTTGGCAAGCTGGTCGCGCAGGCGGGCCGCGCCGCGCTGGGATTCCTGCTCGGCATGGGGCCCGTGGGCTGGGCTGTTACAGCCGTCGTCGCGGCAGTGTCGGTCGCCGCCTTCCTGCTCTATAAGCACTGGGGAACCATCAAGCCGAAGCTGCTGGAGATCTGGAGCAGCATCAAAACGAAGGCGCTTGAACTGTGGGAAAGCCTCAAGACCGGGTTCTACCAGTTCGTGCACTTCGGCTTGAACAGTTTTCAGTCGTTTTTCAACGCCCTGATCGACGGCATCAACGTGCTGCTGCCGAAGGCCAAGGAGATCAAGCGCGCCACCTTCGCCGATGACTACGCCAAGGCGCACCTGCCGCCGCCGCGGCAGGGCGGCAGCCCCTACGTGGCGCTACCGAGTCAAGGGCAGTCCGGGCAACCGATTGTCCTGAAACTCGATGGCCGCGTGCTGGCGCAGGTGGTGACCAAGCACCAGTCCCGCGAAGCCAGCCGCCCCGGCATGGGCGCGCCGACCCACGACCCCATCATGGGCGCGCCGCCGGTCGGGCTGGGGTATTCGGGCAGTTGGTAAGCGGCTCAGACCAGTTCGAGGCCGCGCCTGGATGGGCGGCTTTTCTTTCTTCGGCAGGCGCTCGACAAACTGGCGCAGGCGTTTTCGACCCCCATGACTCCCGACACCACCCTGACGCTGCAACCCCTAGCCGGCGGCGACGCCTTCACCTTCGCCCGCTTCGAGATTCCCGAGCACATTCCCTTCGGCGGCGAGCAGCGCCTGACGGTGCACGAGCTGGTCGGCGGCCAGCGGGTGATCGACGCCATGGGCGCGGCGCCCGCGCCCATCGAATGGTCGGGCATCTTCGTCGGCGGCAAGGCGCTCGAACGCGCCCGCTACATCGACAGCCTGCGCCGGGCCGGAGCGCCGCTGCGGCTGGCCTGGAGCGAGTTGGCCTTCGAGGGGGTAATCCGCTCCTTTCACTGCGAGTTCAAGCTCTGGCACCGCCTGCCGTACCGCATCACGTTCGAGGTGGCCAAGGACAAGACCGACCCCGTCACCGCCATCGCCGCCCCGGACGTCGACCAGCTCATCGGCGACGACCTGGACACCGCCAACGGCCTGGCCGCCCTCATCGGCAACGGCCCGCTGTCCTCGCTGATGGGCACGCTCAACGGCGCCATCGCCCAGGTCGGCAGCTTCGCCGCTGCGGCGCAAAGCGCGCTGAATGCCGTGCTGCAACCGCTGGCCGCCGTGCGCGCGCAGGTCGGCGTGCTGATGCAGGCGGCCAACGGGGCGATTCAGAACGTCGCCAGCCTGGGCGGCCTGCTGCCGGGCAACCCGGTGGCGCAGCAGGCCAACCGGCTGCTCGACCAGATCAACGCGGTGAACCAGTCGCCGGCGCTGTTCAGTCTGGACCGGGCGCTGGGCCGGATGCAGGCCAACATCGGCACGATCAACAGCGGCACGCTGCGGCTGCCGGTGGCCGGCGGCAACCTGTACGCGGTGGCGGCCAGCCAGTACGGCGACGCCATGAAGTGGACGGCCATCGCCCAGGCCAACGGCCTGACCGATCCGCAGATCAACGGCCTGGCGCAACTGACCATCCCGCCCGCCAACAACACGAGCAACGGAGTGCTGAATGCCTGACCTGAACCCCACGCCCGCGCCGCCGCCGGTGCGGCGCCCGCGCGGCGTGGTGCGCATCGGCGGCAAGGTGGTGGAAGGCTGGCAATCGTGGGAGGTGGACAACAACGCCTACCGCAGCGCCGACACCTTCCGCGTGGTGTTCGCCCTCGCGCTGCTGCGCCAGCCCTACGACGCCGATTGGTTCTCCCGGCAGGAGAGCCTGGAGGTGGAGATTCTGGCCGGCTTTCCCGCCGACCCGGATCGCCCCGACCCGAGCGAGCTGGATTCGCTGATCCTCGGCCACGCCGACGAGCTGCTGTTCGATCCCACGCGCGGCACCATCGAGCTGACCGGGCGCGACCTGACGGCGCTGCTGATCGACACCCAGACCAGCGAGAACTTTCCCGACCACACCGCCAGCCAGATCGCCACCAAGCTGGCCGAGCGGTACCAGCTCACGCCGGTGGTCACCGCCACCAAGACCAAGGCGGGCGACTACTACCGTTACGAGCACGCCGTCACCACGCAGCAGCAAAGCGAGTGGGAGCTGCTCACGCAGTTGGCGAACGTCGAGGACTTCGTGCTCTACGTCAAGGGGCGGGAGCTGCACTTCGAGCCGCGCCCGGCCCAGCAGGCCGACCACTACGCGATCGACTGGGCGGCGGCCAGCGCCGAGCGCGGCCACCCGGTCGCCAACGCCTGCGCCGTGCAGTTTTCGCGCAACCTGACCATCGCCAAGGGCGTCGCGGTCGAGGTGCGCAGTTGGAACGCCGAGCACAAAAAAGCCTTCAAGGCGTCATGGCCGAAAGAGGTCAAGGCGGCGCAGCCCGGCCAGTCGGCGGCGCGCGCGCAGCTCTACCGCTACGCCATCGCCGGCCTGACGCAGGACAAGGCGCTGCAACGCGCGCAAAGCATCTACCGGCAGATCGTGGCGCACGAAATGCACCTGACGGCCAGCCTGCCCGCCGACAACGTGCTGGACAGCGGCAAAACGCTGCTGATGCGCGGCACCGGCACCGCCTTCGATCAGCTCTATTACCCCGAAAGCGTGACCCGCTCCATGAGCATTGGCGACGGCTACCGCATGAGCATCCGAGCCAAGAACACCGCCGGGCCGCAGGCGGAGGCCGCGCCATGATGGGGCCTTCGAACCGGAGTTTTTTTAGATGATGCGGCATCTACTCAACGCCCAGCGGGCGGCGGCGCAGCAGGCCGGGCAGGGCAGGGCGGCCACCCGGCACGGCACCGTCAGCAGCTACGACCCCGGCGCCTACGCCGTGAAGGTGCTGCTGCAACCGGACAACGCGCTGACCGGCTGGATACCGCTGAAGTCGGCTTGGGTCGGCAACGGCTGGGGGCTGTTCTGCCCGCCGTCCATCGGCGACGCGGTGGAGGTGGATTTTCAGGAAGACGACGGCGGCGCGGGCAGCGTCGGCCTGCGCTTTTTCAACAACGCCGACCGCCCGCTGCCATGTCCTTCGGGCGAGTTCTGGTTGGTGCACGGCAGCGGCTCGCTGCTGAAGTTTTTGAACGACGGCAGCGTGGAATTGACCGCTCCCGGCGAGATCACCTACACCGCCGCGCGGCACCGCTTTGCCGGCCCGGTGCGGATGGACGACACGCTGAACGTCGACGGCAACGTGACCGGCGGCCAGAACATCACGGCGGCGGGCGACATCGCCGACGCGGGCGGCGGCAAAACGATGGCCGGGATGCGCGGCGCCTACAACGGCCACCGCCACGGCGACAGCCAGACGCCCGACGCGGGCATGTGACCGCCTCGCCTGCTCAAACCCCGGTCTCCCTCCTTGCCCTTCTCTGGAAAGGGAGGGGGAATTCTTTCCACTCGAAACCACTGAAACATGATCTACCCCGTCAAATACCTCAACAGCGAAATGCGCGGCGCTCCCGTCATCAACGGCACCGCCGGCTGCCTGCTGGACATGCTGGACGCCTGCCTTGGCACGGGCTTCGGCCTGAGCACGCTGCTCTCAATCGACGTGAAGGGCGGCATCGCCACGGCCACGGTGGCCAGCGGCGGCAGCTTCGATGAGTGCGCCGTCGTCCTGATCGACGGCGCCACGCCTGAATCCCTCAACGGCGAGGCGCGCGTGCTCACCACCACCAGCACCGGCTTTACCTTTGCCGCCGAGGGCGTGCCCGACGGCGCGGCCTCTGGAACCATGACGGCCAAGTACGCGCCGGTGCACAACTGGTCAAAGATTTATACGACCACCAACGTCGCGGTTTGGAAGAGCGTTGATCCGCAGGCCAATGGGCATTACTTACGCATCGATGATTCGAACCTAACTTGGGCGCGCGTGCGCGGCTACGAGTCGATGACGGATGCCGACACGGGTACGGGGGCGTTTCCGTCTGACGCGCAGTTGACGGCGAACCTCAACCTTTGTTGGACTAGAAGCAGCAGCAGCACCACCACAAAGGTGGGCTGGCAGCTGTTTGGCGACAGCCGGTTTTTTGTACTGTCCATAGCTCCAGGAACCTCCTCAAGCGCCTCGAACTCCGCCGCCCCGGCGCGCGGCTTTGGCGATCCTATCGCACTGATGCCCAGCGGAGATGCCTGGTCCACGACGCTGGCCGGGACTTTTCAGGGGTCTACGATCTACGCCCTTGAGTGCGGCTCATTGAACAGCTCCTACGCGTCAATCCTCAGCGCCGGCAACGGCGCGATAGTCATGCCACGCTCTTGGCAAGGGCTGGGCAGCTCCGTGCTGATTGACCCGTTGCCAGAGAGCTGCGGCGGCACCAACAAAACATCAGGCGACGACGCCTACATGGGGCCGTTCCCATCCTCTATTGACGGCGGGCTGCGCCTGGCGCGCATGTTCCTGAAACAGCAGGGAACCAATCCGCCGCGCGCCATAGTGCCGGGGGTGTATTACGTGCCGCAATCCGGCGTCATCAGCTACATCGCGCCCGGAACCGTGCAGATCGGCGGCGCGGGCGAATTGGCCGGGCGGCGCCTGGTTGCCGTGGGCGACGTCAACTCGACGAGCTTGTACGCGCCAAACGGCATCTACTTTGTGGACGCCACCGGCCCCTGGAGGTGATGCGTGGCAACGCTCGCCTACCCGCTGCTGCGCACCGGCGCGCTGATCGCCGCGCGCGGCCATGCGTGCAGCGTATTCACGACGGCAATCCCGGTGCGCTCGCCCGCGCGCATTGTGAGCGACTGGCGCTTTGTCGCCTACCCGTTGCTGCGCACCGGCGCGCCCGTGCGATTTGCGCGCGACTGGCGCTTCTTCGCCGACACCGGCGGCACGATCACAACCAACAACCGCGTCCTGTCCAAGACCTCGTCCGCCGCACCAGAGGCGCCCGTGGCCGGCGCGCGCGTGCGCCTGCACCGGTTGGCCGATGGCTATTGCGCCTGGCAGGGCATCTCTGACGCCGAGGGCTGGTACTGGCCCACGGGGCTGGAGGTGAGCATGGCGTACTACCCCGTCGCCATCGACCTGACGCGCCAATATGAATGCGTTGCCGCCGGGCCGGTGGTGGCGGTGAGGGCCGCGCCATGACGGACGGATTTGCGGACGATGGCGCGGCGGGCATGCTGCTGCTGCGGAAGATGTTCAGCGGCTCGGGCGAGCTGATGTTCGGCG